TTTTTTATTTTTTTTATTTTTTTAATTAAGTTTTAATTCATTTTTCAGTAACTTAATATCCATAAATGGAATATTAGGAATACCTTCATAATAATGTTTCTTAAAATATGTAATTAATTCATATTGTGGAGGATAATAAAATCCTAAACACATTTTATCATAAATATAATTGTATTTTCCTTTTGTTAATTTATTTATAATATCACGGGAATTATATGGTAAAATATAGAATAATTGAATAATATGATCATTCTTATTTTTACCTAATTCATATTCTACATAGTTTTCCTTATTATTTTCTAAAATATTAATATTTTTAGTTTTACTCATTGATGATATAAAAGATGTTTGTAAATATAAATCCATTAATGTAGGACTATAATTATATTTATAAAACCATCCAGTTGTTACTAATTCTTGATTGAAATAGTAATCAACATACCAATTTAAACCTTCAATATAATTAATTGAAGATAATTCTTGAATATTAGTATTCGCATCTAAAGGAAATAATAGAGTATAGTAATTAATACGCCACGAATTTAAATTAGAAAATAAATTTAAAGTTTGTTTATTAATTGTAGAATAATTTTTATAATATTTATCTAATTCTTCTAATGTCATATCTTTAGAAACTTCTAATTTTGTACCATATTGTGGTTTTAATTTATCATATTTATCAACAAATTGTTTATATAATTGGTCTTCGTTATATGATAAATATTCAAAATATTTATTTAATACATTAAAATCAATATAAAATTTATTTGTATCCAAATCATAACTTAATATAAAACTATTTTCATTAATCATTAATTTACAAAATGCATTTGTAATAATTTCTAATCCATTATTATCTAATGATATATAAGATAAATGAGGTAAGAAGTCATTTCCTAAGAACACACAAATGAATGAATAATTCATAATAAATAAATCTTCCATATTAATTTTCTCTTTTACATTTTCATCAACATTTGTAATATTTAAAATCTTATATTTTTGTTTTAAATGATTAATTAATGATTCTTTAAATTCATTAATATAAAGATATTTAATATCATCATCTTGTTCTCTCATTAAATAAATATTATAATTTGAAAGGTTAATCATTGATAATAGAATTAAATCAGCATCCAATCCATGAATGAAAATAGTTTCATTATGTTCATGAACACTTTCTTTTTCTTTTTTATTTTTCTTTAAATATTGGAAAATTTTATGTTCTCCTTCACCAAATTCGGTTGTATCACTAATAATAACTTCTAGACCTTTAATTTTATCAGTATAATTAGTTTTCATATGTGATTTTAATACTTTTGACATTTCATTCATAAAACTAGTTTGTGTTGAAATATTTGAAGAATTCCATTCTTTTTGTGAAAATTTAATTAAAAATGGTTCTACATTAATATTCTGTATATCTTCAGCTTTTTTTTGTTGAATATGAGATGTATTAAAACGACGCTTCTTTTGCTGAATTGTTTTCGCAAATGGTGGAATACCGTCAAAAGCACAATAAATAAGATTTAATTCAGAATTATCAAATGAGTTATAAATATCATCAACAACATCACATACTTTTTTTAATAATTTTTTCTCAAAATCTTCATCTTTTAAAATTTTCTTATCTTGTTTTAATTCACTCTTTAATATATGAGATGCTTGATGAATAATTGCATTAAAATCAATAAATAGTTTATTACATTTTGTTGTTACTTGTGAATATTTTTTAATAATTTTTGGATATTGTTTAGTAATAATTGAAAAATAAAAAGGAATTCCCATTTTTATTTATTATTAATTATTTACTAATTCTTTTAATTTATTGTTAATTATATATAACAAAGGTACTTTATTTTTATATAAATTATGGCATTTTTTATTATAATTAGTGAAATAAAAAAATTTTTTCCCTTTTCTGTACATGATGTAAGTATACGTGATACATTAACAGGACCTTTAACTCTCCATAATCATCCAATCAAATGAAATAGGAAGATGAGAGTCATCAGGTCCCTCGAACATGTCCTCCTTCTCGTCCTCTTCGGGCTCAGGCTCAGGCTCGGTGTTTGAGCTGGGCTCGTCGTCAGCCCACCACTGGAAATTCGTGATCTCCTCGTACTTCTCAATGTCCGCCGGTTCACTGCCTAAGCAGATTTCCCAGTACAATGGCGGGTTTTTCTCCGTACCGAAGTAGAAGTTATTCCACCCCCCGCAATAAGACCCCTCTGCGTTACGTGCCTCGTATACCCATAATCGTTTGCGAGTCCGCGGAAGCATCTCGACCGAGACTTGCGAGTGAGGGTATTTCTCCTTCATATACTTACACAATTCAGGAATTGAAGGCAAACGATACCCCTCTGGCGCCCGAATCACAAAGTAATCTCCTGTTCCGTTTCCGTCTGTACATCCGGGCTTAGGGGTGAAGAGTAAGATTATCGCAAGACCGTTGCGCCCGACAAAGTTGATAGGCATACGGTGCAGGACACTCATCGTTCTAATCACCGGATTTGGTGTTACCCTTGTGCCAAAATGGCAACGGTAAATGATGATAACATGAAAAAAATCATTTTTTTCTTATATGCCTTAAAAAAATGCTATAATGGTAATAAATTTTAAATAAAAAAAAACATTTTTTTTTATTATACGCTTTAATTATAGTAAATAAATACTTAAAAAATACATAAATTAACAAAACGATATACTAAGTTAAAATTATCTTTTTATCAATTGATTCATTTAAATTATATAATAGAACTTTCGGTATTTATATTTAGTAAAAAAAATCATTTTTTATTATAATTAACAAAATAAGAAAAAAATTTTTTTCATCTCTGTTTTGGTGTTCCTACAACAAAAGTCCTAATTTCCCCAACTGTGCAATCTTGGAGGAGATTAGGTCGTCAAGGCTGTCACGCTTGAAGAACTTGCCATTGAAAACCACCAAATCGTGCTCTTCAATGACCTCCTTCAAAAACGTGTTCTGTTCCCTAACTTGTCGTACGTCAAAGTCTCCCTCTAGAACTTTCAGACCAATCGGTCCGACGTCGCAATACGCACGCTCCTGAATCAATTCAGCTGCGATAGGTTTCAAGTCTTCCCAAGAATACTGGAAAATATCCTCTGCAGACTGAAACTTACTCAGGTCCAACTCGTCGTTCTGATGCACCTTCTTATAGGTAGCATACGATGAATCGTAGCAGGAGCAATGCCAATACTTAACCTGTGCGAACCTGTACTCCTTGTTATCTGATGCACAAATTACGACGATCCCGTCGCCCTGTCCTTCCCAAGCTACGTCAAAGTCAGGATCGGGCCTCGTGTAACTGTTAACTAGCTCCCAAACACGTGTCATTTGTTCGGTTGCCAGGTTGCCAGATGTGCAGTTCAGTTCACCCAAAAACGGTGTGGTTTGTGCCAAAATGGCAACGGTAAAAAAAACAAACATATAAAAAATCATTTTTTATTTTATTATTTTATTATTTTATTAACTTAAAAGCATAATTTAATCAACCGATAAATATATTGGTGTTTATCATTTTTAGAAATTAATTCATTTAAATATTCTTTTGCCTTATCTTCACCAGTTTTCTTATATAAATCACAGAAATTGTCTAATATATCATTGAAAATATTCAAATTTTCATTTGATACATTATTTAACATTGATAAAACACCTGTTATATTATCAACTTTCATTTTTTTGCCTAACTTTTCGTGAATTTCAATAAAATTCTCTAAAAATTTCTTATCATCTTTCTTATCAAACTTCATTTTATCTAACATTGTAGCGAGTTTTATTGGCAACGGTATATTATATAAATATATATACTATCATTTTTTTTTATAATTTAACCATCTATATATTAAATTTTTATATTCTTTTTTGTCGCCATTAAATAGGGGGATATTTGACACATTTAGGCGGTTCTTTAAATTAATATTTTTGAGTGTTTTTAATTGTACGTTTCTAAAAAATTTATCATTTAAAACATATCCGTATTCTATTTGAAAACGGTTTCCTAATAAATTTTGATATTCCATTTTAAATTCATTTCCAGTCATTAATATATCTATACGATGTTTTTGGGTATAATGCTTCTTTTCTACTATATATACTTTTACTTTTTTTGATTTACTATTATTTTTTGGAATTTGTATAAAAGCTTCATCTGGTAATCTACATAGGTTTGATAATGGTACATTTAATTTATTATTCATATAATATTTAAATCCGTTTTGTGATGTATATATGTTCTTATAATTTACAGTATCTTTTACTAAATAAAAACCAGACTTTAAACAAGGGTTATATATTACTTTTTCATATTTCTTTATATTTATAAGGTACGATTCAATAGAAGTTTTTTCCTCAAATTTCTTTCCATTAATATTACGAGAATTTTGAGATTTAAATAATAATTTTTTAACTTTCTTCACACCATTTTTTATAATTTTTGCTTTTGATTTTATATATTTCATAAAAAATTTATAATATTTACCCATTTTAAATTTATAAAATATAATTTTTTTAAATATTTTTTTAAAAATATTAAAAAATATATCTTTATAATATAAAAAAATAATATAAGTAAAAATATATAAAATATAAAAAATGCCATCACCACATAAAAACAGTCAACCTACTATTACTCACGAACAATTAGAAAAAATAGTTGCAGAGATAGTAATGGCAGAATTAAAATTACTTGCTAGAAAATACAAATCTAGAGAAAACTCACCTATACAAAACCCATTTTCAAGTGTATTTTCTCGACCAAGAAGACATACTGCTACTGGACAAAAAGAAACTCGCGAATTCAGTAAAGCAAGGACATATTGTGAAAAGCAGAAAATAAATCAAATTCTTTCAAATATTAAAAAAAATATGAATACTAAAAACAATGATAAATCAATTGGAAAAATAAAGGAAGAAAAACTAAGCGGTAAAAATTCATCAAACAGTAAATCATCTAAAAAAAAAAAACAATAAAAAAAAAAAAAATAATAAAATTTTTTATAATTAAATATAATTATTTAAATTAATAATAAAAATAAAAAATATATATATAATAATAAATACATATTAGTATAATATATAAATATATAAATATATAAATATAATGTCCCAATTTAAAATCTTTAATAAAGCTAAAAGTCTTGAATATGATAATTGTTATGTGCAAGTAGAAGACCTTCAAAATCAAAGTATGAATAATTACATGTTAAACAATTATTATATGGGTTCTTGTGGAAGTCAAAATAATAAAAATACTAAATCTATACAACAAGTTGATGAATTTGCTATGGCTAATGGTATGAGTGTAGGTCTTGGTTTTGGAAATACCAACTATTGTGAAATCCAAAAAGATAATGAAATTCGTAATGGAAAGCAATTGACAAATGACAAGAACAAACAGCAATTATTCCATAGAATGTTCCAAGGAGTACCTAACTTAAATCGTGGGGGTTTAGTAAGTGATGTTCAATCAAAAATTCAAATAGGCGATGATACACGAACAGATAAACCTTGTAATGTATTAAGTGAAGTATCAACACTTGATTTATCTATGTATCCTCTTCTTCCATGTGTTAAACAACAACAAAATCCAAAACATATTATCAATGAAAGTTTCTTAGGAGGCTCACGTATTGGTGTTGGAACACGACTTGAATTGGATGAACGTTGCCAACCAAAACATTAAATTTAAATAATTAATTTATCGTTTTTTATAACTTATCAAAAAAAAATGAATTTATTGAATTATTATTTTTTTTACTATATAAAGAAAAATCCTTTAAATACTCTTTTATTATGGCTGAAAATACAAATTATGATAATGAAAATAATAAAATTAAAATACCAGAAAATCACGGTAAAAAATGGACTAATGATGATGATATGAAGTTGGTGGGTTTAGTCAAAGATGGTAAAAATTTTGAAGAAATTAGTAATATATTTAAAAGAACAAAGATTTCTATTGAATTAAGAATATATTTAAATATTATTAAAGAAAGAGATAAAAAGAATGATAGTCTTGAAAATTTATGTAAAATTTATAATTGCAATATAGAAAAAATTAATAAATTTATTATTGATGAAGAAATGAAAAAAGAAAATAAGAAAAAATATAAAGAAGAAAAGAAACAAAAAAAATTATTAATAAAAGAAGAAAATCAAATAGAAAAAAAAAATTATTAGAAAAAATGAAACAAGAATGGATATTACAATTACAAGTATATAAAGAAAATATGGTTAATTTAAATCAAAATTATAATGTTTTAGAAAATGCTGGTAAAAAATGGTATGAAGAAGAAGATAAATTATTAATGAACTTAATAGAAGATGGAAAAAAAATAAACGACATTAAGTTTATATTACAACGTTCTTATGGATCTATTCAAAAAAGAATATATCTTAATATTACAAAAATGATTAATAAAGAAAATTATGATAATAGTTTAAAAGATTTATGTATAAAATATAAAGTAAAAATTGAAAATATTATCAAATTTATTGAATGGACTAATATGAATAAAAAATCACAAAAAGTTTCTAAAAACATTATGGGACATATTCATGATGAGACGAATAAAATTAAAGAAGAATTAGAAAAATTTGAAAGTGCAATTAAAGAGATGGAAAATGAATGCGAAGAAAATGTTATTTTGGATAATGTAAATGGTTGCGGAAATAGTGAAAATGAGGTATACAGTGATTTAAAAATAGAATTATCAAAACAACAAGAAGACGTAGTGGAAAGTTTCAAGAATGGGAAAAATATCTT